CTTTAAAAAGGGTCTGAACGAGCGCAACCCGTCGGGAGGTAGGCGGACATGGACGGAGTAAACCACATCTACGCCTATTATCAGCAAATCAAGGACGGGCGGGTGACCGTCGGGCGGTGGGTGCGCCTGATCTACGAGTACATCGTGCACGGGCTCGAGTCGAAGGCCTTCTTCTACGATGCGAAGAAGGCGGACAAGGCGATCGAGTGGATAGAGACGCACTGCTTCCATACGGAGGGAGCCTTGGCGCCGAGCCCGTTCTTGTTGGAGCCGTGGCAAAAGGCCTTTATCGCGGCGGTCTTCGGGATCGTCGACGAGCACGGCCTGCGTCAGTGGCGGGAGGTGCTCCTCGTCATCGGGCGGAAGAACGGCAAAAGCCTCCTCGCCTCCTCCATCGCGTCGTACATGTGGCGAGTCGACGGAGGCTATGGCGCCCGTGTATTTTGCATCGCGCCGAAGCTCGACCAAGCCGACCTCGTCTACGCCAACATTTGGCAGATGACCACGCTCGACCCTGAGTATCAGGCGATGGTCGAGGCGGCGGCAGAGAAGGACATGCACAACAAGCGCGTCAACGACGTGAGCGACATGCCGAAGCGGCGGCAGACGGACTACTTCATCCCGGGGACAAACTCCTCGGTCAAGAAGATAGCCTTCTCGGCGAAGAAGTCCGACGGCTTCAATCCTTCGCTCTGTGTCTGCGACGAGATCGCGGCGTGGGAAGGCGACAAAGGCCTCAAACAATACGAGGTCATGAAAAGCGGCATGGGCGCACGGCCTGAGGGCTTGCTCCTCTCCCTGACGACGTCCGGCTACGTCAACGACAGCATCTACGACGAGATGATTAAGCGGGCGACCCGCTTTCTCATGGGCGACTCGAAGGAGCACCGCCTCCTCCCTGTTCTCTACATGGTGGACGACGCCGCACGGTGGGACGACATCAACGAGCTACGCAAGGCCAATCCCAACTTGGGCGTGAGCGTCTCGGTCGACTACATGCTCGAGGAGATCGCGGTCGCCGAGCAGTCGCTCAGCAAGAGAGCCGAGTTTCTTTGCAAATATGCGAACGTCAAGCAAAACGCCTCGGTCGCGTGGTTCAACACGCCGGACGTCGAGAAGAATTTCTCGCCGCACTCTCCCACCCTCGACGACTTCGCTCGTTGCTATTGCGTGTGCGGCCTCGACCTGTCGCAAACGACCGACCTCACGGCGGCTGTCTGCGTGATCGAGAAGCAAAAGCGGCTCCATGTCTTCGCGCATTTTTGGATGCCCGCCCAGAAAATCGAGGAGGCGACCGCCCGGGACGGCGTGCCGTATATGGCCTACGTCAAGCGCGGTCTTCTGTCGCCCAGTGGCGACAACTTCGTCGACTATCGCGATTGCTATCAGTGGTTCGTCGACTTGGTCGAGAAACACCGCTTGTATCCGCTCAAGGTGGGCTACGACCGCTACTCCGCCTCGTACTTGATACAGGACATGACGGCATACGGCTTTCAGGTCGACGACGTCTATCAGGGCGAGAACCTCACGCCCGTTATCAATGAGGTCGACGGCCTGATGCGCGACGGCGTCTTCGACTTCGGCGACAACGACCTGCTCAAGATTCACTTGCTCAACTCGGCGTTGAAGCTGAACAATGAGACAAACCGCAAGAGGTTAATCAAAATCTCGCAGACGCAACGCATCGACGGCATGGCGGCTTTACTCGACGCAATGACCGTCCGTCAAAAATGGTACGCCGAGATCGGCGGGCAACTCGCAAACGACAAGAGGTGATGCACATGAGTCTCTTTGACAAAATCTTCCGGCCTAAAGCATACGTCGCGAAGTCCTACTTCAAGACGTTGACGGCCTATCAGCCGACTTTCAGGCGGTGGTCTGGAGCTCTGTATGAGTCCGAGATCGTGCGGTCAGCGATTGACGCCCGGGCGCGGCACATTGCCAAGCTGTCGATAAAAATCGAGGGCGCCGCACAGCCACGCCTACAGACGCTCCTCAGGAAAAGGCCGAATCAGTGGCAGACGTGGTCGCAGTTTATTTACAGGTGCTCGACCATCCTCGACATGCAAAACACCCTTTTCATCGTCCCAATCATCGACCGCAATAATTTGGTGACGGGGCTCTGGGCGTGTCTGCCGACTTCGTGCAAAATCCTCGAGGACAAGGCGGGGACGGAATGGCTCGAGTACAGATTCTCGACGGGGGACGTCGGCGCGGTCGAGCTGTCGCGATGCGGCGTCATGACCCGCCACCAATACCGCGACGATTTCTTCGGCGAGAACAACCGCGCTCTCGACTCGACGCTTGACTTGATCGAGCTTGAGCGTCAGGGCATCGCGGAGGGAATCAGGCAGGCGTCCTCGTTCCGATTCATGGCGCGGCTGACCAACTTCAAAGACCCAGAGGATTTGGAGCAAGAGCAGAAGAATTTCACGGCGCGGAACCTGTCACGGGATGCGGGCGGCTTCTTGCTCTTCCCGAACACCTACAGCGATATTCAGCAGATCACGTCGAAACCTTACACGGTGCCCGCCGACGAGCAAGCGCTCATCCGGCAAAACGTGTTTAACTACTTCGGCGTCTCCGAGGCGGTGCTCCGAAATGAAGCGGTCGGCGCTCAGCTCGACGGATTCTACGAAGGCGCCATCGAGCCTTTTGCGATCCAATTCTCCGAGGTGCTGACCTACATGCTCTTCACCCCGACCGAGGTCTCCTACGGCGCCCGGGTCATCGCGGCGGCTAACCGCCTTCAGTACATGAGCACGTCGGACAAGGTCAACTTTATCGCCCAGTTGTCCGACCGAGGCTTTTTGACCATCAACGAGGGGCGCGAGCTCCTCAATTACGCGCCCATCGACGGCGGCGACCGCCTGCCGATTCGCGGCGAATACTACTTTGTGGCAGACCCCGACGAGGCTCTGCCCGCACCCAATGAGGAGGAGGTGGCAGAGGATGCCGTATAAACCGACTGAGAGACAGTATCGCACCTTTTCGGTGCCGCTCGTCTGCCGTGCCGCAGAGGCCGAGGGCGAGGAGGCACGCGAGGAGGAGTACATCGTCGAGGGGTACGCGACGACCTTCAACGACCCGTATGTCATGTTTACGTATGACGGCGTGGACTACTCCGAACAGATCGACCGGGACGCACTGACGGATGCCGACATGTCCGACGTGCTCTTCCTGTACAACCACGAGGGCATGGTCTACGCCCGCATCAGCAACGGGACGCTCACAGTGGCGCCCAATGAACGAGGACTCTACGTCCGCGCCGACCTTGGCAAGACCGAGGACGCCCGCCGGATGTATGAATCAATCAAGGCGGGGATGGTGACGACCATGTCGTGGGCTTTCACCATCGCAGACGGCGGCGACAGCTACGACGAAGACGCGCACCTGCGGACAATCTCCAAGGTCAAAAAAGTCTACGACGTTTCCGCCGTCAGTATGCCCGCCAATCCAAACACAGATATTTCTGCCCGAGCATTTTTCGACGGAGTGATCGAGAAGGAAGCGGAGCGCCGGAGAGAGCGCGAGCGGGTGGAGAGCCTGAGAGCGGCTATCGCCGCCAAGTTAGGAGGTTGACGAAATGGAAGTCAACGAAATGACGCTCGAGCAGATCGAGGCACGCCGCCTCGAGCTGACCGAGGAGTCGAACGCCCTCAGCGACGAGGCCATGTCGTGCGCAGACGTGGAGCGGCTGACGGCTATCGACGAGCGGGCGTCCGCTATCGCGGAGGAGCGGCAGGCGCTCAGGGAGCGCGAGGAGGCCATCAACAAGGCCGCCGAGGAGAGAGCCGCCCGCATCGCGGACGTCATCAACCACGGGACAGAGTCCCGTCACAATCCACAGGAGGATAAAAAAGTGGAAGTCAGAAATACCCCTGAATACATCAACGCTTTCGCCGAGTACATCAAGACGGGCAGGGACGCCGAGTGCCGCGCCTTGCTGACCGATAACGCTAACGGTCGCATCCCCGTCCCGGAATACGTCGAAGAGATCGTCCGCACCGCGTGGGAGCGCGAGGACATCATGTCCCGCGTGCGTAAGTCCTACGTCAAAGGCAACCTCAAGGTCGGCTTCGAGATGAGCTCGGACGGTGCCCGCGTGCACGACGAGGGCGACGACGCCATCCCCGACGAGGAGCTTGTCCTCGGCATCGTGACGATGGTGCCGCAGAGCATCAAGAAAATGCTCCACATCAGCGACGAGGTCTACGACCTGCGCGGCGAGGCTTTCCTGCGCTACATTTACGACGAGCTGACCCATCAGATCGCCAAGAAGACGGCGGACACTCTGGTCACCGACATCGCGACGCTTCCGGCCGCGTCAGCTAACAACAGACCCGCGGCGGCACAGGTGTCAGCGGCTCCGGCTGTGGGCGTCATCGCTCAGGCTATCGGCCTGCTCTCCGACGAGGCCACCGCCCCCGTGGTCATCATGAACAAGGCCACTTGGTCGGCCTTCAAGTCCGCCGCCTACGCCGCCAGCTACGGCGTTGACCCGTTCGAGGGTCTGCCCGTGCTGTTCAACAACTCGCTCCCGGCCTACTCCGCCGCTTCTGCGGGCGCTGTGTACGCCATCGTCGGCGACCTCGAGCGCGGTGCCCTCGCGAACTTCCCGAACGGGGAGGACATCACGATCAAATTCGACGACCTGAGCGAGGCCGAAGCCGACCTCATCAAGATCGTCGGCAGGCAGTTTGTCGCCGTCGCCGCCGTGACGCCGAATGCCTTCGTGAACATCAAGAAGGCCTGACGCCATGCGCGGCACGGTGACGGAGTCCTTCGTGGATGAGGAGCGCGGGCTCTATTTAGTCGCGGGCATCGAGATCGAGGTGCCCGAGGACAGAGCCGCCGCGCTCTCTCGGTGGGTGAGGTTCGCCGGACTGGGCGAGACCAAGCCCGCCGAGAAGGCCAAGAAGGCAAAGAAGGCCAAGAAGGCCGAGAAGTAACTATCAACGGAGGGGCGGGCGACCGCTCCTCCTCTCTTTGGAGGTGGCACGATGTTAGCACGTGTAAAGCTCGCCTTGCGGGTGGCGACCGACGCATACGACGAGGAGCTCCTCGACCTGATCGCCTCTGCGGCGGCAGACATACAGCACGCGGGGGCGGTCGTGAGCGTGACGCCCGTGACCACCGACGACGTGGTGACGGACTACACGTGCACCGACTCGCTCACCCGCACGGCGATCGTGACCTACTGCCGGATGAATTTCGGAAGCCCGAGCGACTACGACAAGCTCAAGGCGAGCTACGATGAGCAAAAGGCACAGATGAGGGAGTCGAGCGCCTACGGCATGGTGGAGGCCTGAAGATGTGGCAGAAGATAACGCTAATCGCCCAGACCGAGACCGTGGACGAGTACGGCGACCACGTCACCGTCGAGACGCGGCGGGACGTGCTCGCGGACGACTACTCCGTGGGCATGACCGAGACCTATCAGGCGATGGCGGTCGGATACAAGCCCGAGGTCAAGTTTGTCTTGACGAATTGGCTCGACTACCACGGCGAGGAGGTCGTGGAGTATACGCCTTTTGGGTGGGATGCTCCGATTCGGTTTAAAGTCCTGAGGACGTACCGAAACGGCGAGTCGCTCGAGCTGACGTGCTACCGGGGGGTGGACAAGTGAGCGCCCCGAAATCGGTCGTCAAGGTCAAGGCCAAGAACGGCTCCGTGTCGGTCGAGTACACGTCGTCGGTTGACGCCGCCGAGTACTACACGCACGAGCTCACGCGGGCGGCGCTCCGCGACGTCGGCAAGTACGTGTGTAAGGTGTTCCGCACGTCGTATTACTCGCACTTCACCAAGCGCACAGGCGACGCGGGCAAGGCGACCAAGTACAAGGTGATCTCGAGCGCCACGACGACGGCGCCTCGTGTACAGATTGGCCTCAAAACTGGGAAAGTCCCGGGGTTCTATGCGTATTTTCAGGAATTCGGGACGAAAAAGGGCAACGTGCCGCAACTGGGACTCCTGACCCATGCGGTACAGGACAATATCCCGCAAATCGTGTCGATCGAGTCGCAATACCTCTCAGGACTGAGCGATGAGGCGGCACGGCTCGCGGCGATGGTCGATGAGGCCGACATGGAGGGAGACGCCGATGATTAACGAGATGCGGCGCGTCGTCGAGGCGCGTCTACAATCTATCGCGACGGAGTGGGGCATCACCGAGGTGAGCTACCGCTTGGCGTCTGAGGATGCCATGTATCCGCATGTGGTTTTCGATTTCACGACGATCTCGCCCCGCGATCAGGGGCGGCACGACATCACGCTCGACGTCCACATCTGGGCGCGGTCAATGGCTCGTGCGTTTGACATCGCGGACGCCGTGATTGACCTCTTCGCCTACTCAAACCTGCCGCAAGACGACGTGCTACCGACGTTCTACGAGACTTCGGCGTTTACCGTCGAAGACCCGGACAAGACCATCGTGCACGTCGTGGCGAGGCTCGAGGGTCAGGTTTACGAGGCCGACGCGGCCTTCGCATGGAAAGATTAAGGAGGGCTTTTTATGGCTAACATCACCTACGGCGGCACGGGTCAGGTCGTGACCACCGACTTTAAAACCGTGACTTGGGTCGGAAAGACCAAGAGCGGCAAGGCGTGCACCATCACGCTTCAGAACGCCATCAACAACGGAAACATCGAGTGGACATTCGCCGAGAAAGACGACACCGTCCCCGCCGTGACGTTTGAGGCGGCGTATTCCAACACGGACGCGCACATCAGCGACACGACCGAGCCGTGGACGATCGAAGTCGAGGACGGTGTCTCGGCGGGCGCCGGAGAGATTCTGCTCGGTAGCGGTATCTTCTCCATCGGCGGCGTGCCTGTTGCTCTCACTCGCGGCGGCGGTTCTTTCACGGTGGCTCGGACGTTCCGCGAGATCAACGCCGACGATGACATGGGTGCGGTGGTCGACCGTGTGGTCATCACCGAGTCCCGGGCGAGCATCACCATCAACATGTTGACGATGCTGACGAGAGTCGCCGACATGTACGCGGGCATCAGCACGACCTAAGGCAGACGGGGGCGGGTTTCGGCCTGCCCCCTTTTTTTAACAGGGGGAAACGCAAACAATGAGACGGTTAAAGACGTCTGACGTCTTCGCTTTTCTGCGAATCGCGTCAGAGGCACACATAAGGGACGAAGTGAAGCACCTCGCCGGAGTCGTACAGGCGCAGGGAGAGAAAGCGGACGCTCAGGCGGTCGGATACGACCTCATCCTGTCCGTGCTTGAGGGGCTGAGCGCCAAGGGCGCCGAGCGTGGCGTCTATGAGTTTCTCGGCGGTGTCTGGGAGATGACGCCGCAGGCCGTCGCCGACCTCGAGCTCGTCGCGTTCCGCGATAAATTCAAATACTGGGCGGAAAACTACGTCGACCTGGACGAGGTGCGGGCTTTTTTCGGTGCGCTGTCGCGTTTGATGAAGTAAGCGCCCGCGACCTCGTGCTGACCCGCTACGGGAGCACCGCGCCGCTTGACGGCCTGCCGCCCACGGTGGGCGTGGGGTTGCTCTTTAAGGCGCACGAGGAGCAGGTGCGCGACCGAATCCGCGACGAGTGGGTGTCCTTGCTCCCTTGGATGCAATCGGGGCACCTGAAATTGATTCAATTTGACGAGTATTTCGACCAACGCACGGGGCGCAACATCGACCGCCGACCCGCGGAAGAGATCATCGCAGAGCTTGAGCGCTTACACGGAAGGAGGCTTTTGTAGTGGATATTTTTAAACTCGTCGGGTCGGTATGGGTCGACACGACCGAGGCTATCAAAAGCCTCTCCAAGACCGACGAAAAGGCCGAGGGGTTGGGGACGACCTTTGCCAATGCGGGCAAGGCGGTCGGCAAGGCGGCGCTCGCAGTGGGCGCGGCGGCTGTCGGAGCGGGCACGGCGCTCGTGGGAATGGCGAACAACGCCGCCGAGACGGCGGACGCCATCGACAAGGGCTCAATCCGCATGGGCATCTCGACCGACTACTATCAGCAACTCGCCTATGCCGCCGGACAGTCCGGCGTCGAGATGGGGACGCTTGAGAAGGCCGCGAAAAAACTTGAGGGCACGGACATCGGCCTCGAGGATGCCCTCTCCCAGATTATGGCGCTCGGCACGGAGGAGGAGCGGTCGGCGGCGGCGGCTGAGCTTTTCGGCGACACGGTCGCCTATCAGCTCTCGCCCATCCTCGCGTCGTCCGGGGAGGACTTCCAAGGGTTAATGGACAGGGCAAACGAGCTCGGCCTCGTCATGTCGGGGGACAGCGTGGCGGCGGGCGTCGCCTTGGGCGACACGATGAGCGACGTCAAGCAGGCCTTCTCGGCGGTGGTCGCCGAGGTTGGCGTGGAAGTGATGCCCATCATCCAACAGCTTTTGGACTGGGTCATCGAGCATATGCCCGAAATCAAAGAATTTATAAGCAACGCAATGACCGTCGCGCAAGCGGTCTTTCAGAAGGCCGGAGAGGTCATCGGGTGGCTTTCCGAAAAATTCGACGAGTATTGGCCTATCATCTCGGACGCCGTCTCGAAGGCGGTCGAGAAGGTCAAGACGATCTGGGAAAACAATTTAAAGCCCATCATCACCGCCGTCTGGGAGGCCGTCAAGTCGATGGCGGCGACCATCAAGCAGGTCTGGGAGCAGAACATCAAGCCGATTGTCGACGCCGCGTGGTCTTTCATCAAGCAGATGTGGGACGGCTCGCTCAAGCCCATTTTTACGGGCATCGTGACCTTTTTCAAAGGGGTCTTTAGCGGCGACATCAAGCAGGCCATGAGCGGCTTGAAGACTTACATCAAGGGCATATGGGACGGGATCGTGATGGTCATCAAGACGCCCGTCAACACGATTATCGGCGTTATCAACGGCTTTATCCGAGGCATCACGGGCGGCATCAACACCGTCATCCGGGCGTTAAACGGTCTCAAGATTGACGTGCCGAAGTGGGTGCAAGACCTCACGGGCGTGAAGTCTTTCGGATTCAATATCCCAGAGGTGAGCGCCCCGCAGATTCCGCTTTTAGCCAAGGGCGGCGACGTCACCCAAGAAGGCGCGGCGATCGTCGGCGAGGCGGGGGCGGAGCTCCTTCAGCTTCCTAAAGGTGCCCGCGTGACTCCGCTCGAAAAAGCGGGCGACACCACGGTCAACATCAACATCGACGTCCACCCGTCCGAGGGCATGGACGAGGAGCGGCTCGCACGGGCGGTCGCTGACCGTATCAACGCAGAGGTGCAAAGGCAGGTGACGGCATGGGCGTAATCAAGCACAACATCATCTTTGACGGCATCAACGCCGCCGAGAAAGGCATCGTCATCTACGGCGGCACGGTCGACGAGATCGCCGAGCGGGACGTGGAGACGGTCGACGTCCCGGGGCGAAATGGCGTGCTTCACCTCGATAATGGGCGGTGGGGCGAGCGTGAGCAGAGGTATCTTGCCTATATCGCGGGCGACAACTACGCCGCCCGCCTTGCGTTCGCCCGCTTGGCTTTCGGGCGTGTGGGCAAGGGATACAAGCGCCTCGAGGACACGTACAACCAAGACTCGTACTCGATGGCGTCCTTTATCGACGCGATGGCTCCGGAGTCGATGGCCTTTCGGACGGCGGGGCTTGTTGAGCTCGCCTTCTCGTGTCGGCCTGAGCGGTTCCTGCGCACTGGGGAGCAGTCCATCACGGCGGCGCCGTCGGTGGTGCTCGCCAATCCGACGGGGATGCCCGCTCGGCCTCTTCTGACGGTCTACGGCACAGGCGCAGGGGTGCTCAACGTTGGCAACACGCTCGTTTACATCGACAGCATCACGGACTACATCACCATCGACTGCGACACACAAGACGCCTATCGAGGCTCGGTCAACTGTAACGGAGACATCCGGCTCGGCTCCTTCCCTGTCCTCGGCGACGGCCTGACGGGCGTGTCTGTGTCGGGCGGGTTGACGTCCGTGTCTATCATTCCGAGGTGGTGGCGGTTATGATTCCGATCCTTTACAGCCCAGACGAGACAGCCTTCACGACAAACGGCCTCGGCGCTTTGGCTGACGCGATCGAGTGCCGCGTCGAGGAGGAGCGAAACGGCGCCTACACGCTGACGATGGTCTACCCGGTAGACGGTCAGCACTACGGCGAGCTGACGGTCTCCTCACTCATCAAGGCCTACTGCGGCGACAGGCGACAGACGCAGGTCTTCCGTGTGACGAAGCTCACCCGCCCGATGGCGGGGCGTGTCACCGTTCAGGCGGTGCACCTCTCCTATCAGCTGTCATATATCCCGTGCACTCCCTTCTCGGCCTCAACGGTCGGCGACGCTTTGTCCGGCCTCGTTGACCACGCGGCGGAGCCGTGCCCGTTCAGCTTTTGGACGAACAAAGCGACGGTCGCGACGTACACGCAGGACGTGCCCGCGTCTATCCGCTCGAGACTGGGCGGCGTACAGGGATCGATACTCGACGTATACGGCGGCGAGTGGGAATTTGACATGTACACGTGCCGCTTGTGGGCGTCCCGGGGCAACGACAACGGGGTGACCTTAAGGTACGGCAAGAACCTCGTCGACCTCTCTCAGGAGGTCTCAATCGAGAACACCATCACGGGCGTGTGTCCGTATTGGACTAACGGCGAGCAGACGGTCACACTCCCCGAGCGGGTCATCTCGGCGGCGTCTGCTGATAACTACCCATTCCCGCACACGGTGCCGCTTGACTGTTCGCAGGCGTTCAAAGAGCCTCCGACCGAGGCTCAGCTCCGCACGTATGCGACCTCATACGTCAACCGCTCAGGCGTTGGCGTGCCCCGGGTCGCCGTCAAAGTTGAGTTTGTCAACCTCCGCGACACGGAGGAGTACAAAGACGTCGCCGCGCTCGAGCGTGTCGAGCTTTGCGACTACGTGACGGTGATCTATGACCGACTGGGCGTGAGCGCCAAGGCGGAAGTCACAAAAACCGCGTGGGACGTGCTCGCCGAGCGCTACATCTCGATTGACGTCGGGGACATTCGCTCGAGTCTCGCCCAGACAATCAGCGAGGCCAAGGAAGAGGCCGAGAAGGCCGTCGACCCGTCCGCCCTGACGTCGGCGGTGCAAAAAGCGACGGACATTCTCCGCGGGGTGACGGGCGGGTATATCCGTTGGAACACTGACGCATCGGGTCAGCCCTACGAGATGCTCATCATGGACTCCGACAGCGAGGCAACCGCGACGTACATTTGGCGGTACAGCTCGGCGGGGTGGGGCTTCTCAAGGGACGGCGGCGCCACCTACACGACCGCCGCCACGCTCGACGGCGGGATCGTCGCGGACTACATCACGGCGGGCACGCTGACAGGTCTCATCATCAATAACGGCAACGGGACGTTTTACGTAAACGAAAACGGCGAGGTGACGGCGCGGTCGATCGCCATCACGGGCGGCTCGGTCAATATCAACGGGTCGTCAGAGGACGCCCAGATAATCAGTCTCACCTACACGGGCACGGGCGTCTCGGCATCCTTCGCGCCGAACGGAATCGATATAAGCGGCGGCGGATACGTGACAAAGATCAGCGCGGGCGACGTATGGCCGACGCAGATATACTACGACGCAAACAACGTCTCGCAGTTAAGAGGCGCACATCTTCAGCCCGACGCGCTTGTTATCTCGGACTCGGGGTCAGCTGACACCGCACGATATGACATCGATTGGTATCAACAGCTCAACCGCCTTTACAACGCGGGCGTGCTGACCAATTACAGCACGACAAACGTCACCTCGGCGACGGGGTCATGGGTCAACGCGGGACAGCTCGCCCACGGCGCGGGCTTGTATCTCGTGACCGCCTACTACTCTATCTCCGCCAACACCTCGGGCTATCGGACGCTTATGTTGACAAACTCGGCGACGGGCTCGTCACCTATCACGCCGCAGGCACGGGCGAGAGTCGCGGCGGCACCCGGGACGGAGACGACCGTGTCCGTGACGACCATCGTCAAGGTGACGGCGTCGGGGACGTGGTATATGCGGACGATTCAAAACAGCGGCGCCACGCTCACCATCACGGCGGCGGAGATTCGAGCCGTCAAGCTCAGCGATTAAGGAGGGGGAACGATGAGAATCTACTATCAAGCGCAAGCAGACCTTTACACGGAGCACGTCGTGCCCGTGTTTAACGCTCAGCAGGGCGACACAGGCCGAGGCGTTGACATCACCCTCACGGACTGCGGCGCGGTCGTCGTGCCGGACTCCTCCGAGTCCCTGCGGCTGTACTGTAAGCGCCCAGACGCCCACGTCTCCTATCTGCCCGCCACGCTCAGCGGCTCGGCGGTGCGTGTCGAGCTGACGAATCAGCTCTTGAGCGTCCCGGGGCTCGTCGAGTGCGAGCTACAGGTCGGCGCGGGTGCGGACATGGTCACGACGCCCGTGTTTAAGGTGCTCGTCTTGCCATCCAACTACGACGCCTCCGCCGCCGAGAGCACGGACGAATACACCGCCCTCGACGCCGCGCTCGCCACCGTTCAGAGCTACGACTCGCGGATAGCTGACAATGCCTCGGAAATCGCGAGTTTACAGAATCGCGTCGACGATCTCGAGGACGGCCTCGCCGCTTTCATGACTGACTCGCACACGGCGACCTCGACGACCACGGGAAACGTGTCGCTCTCGACCAACGTCTCGACGCGCCTCGTCCTGTCGGCGTGGATTCAGGGATCGAGCGCGATGTGCATTCCTTTTACGGACTCGAGCGGCAATTGGTACGTGAAAGCCCTCAGTTGGAACGGCTCGACATACGCCCCCATCACCTCGACCTCGCTCACCGTAAACTACATTTACAAGGCCGTCAGCTGACGAGGGAGGAGGCGCCGATGGACATTATCATCGCGATAATTGGCGGCGGCGTGGGTGCCGCCGTCGTGACGGTGGTCGGTCAGCTCCTGACCGCCCGTCAGGCGAGGCGATACCGCCTCGAAGACACCGAGAGCGCAGACGTCCGAGCGCTCAAGGAGGGGATGACGTGGTTGATGTACGATAGGATTTTGTATTTGGCGAAGCGGTACATCGAGCGCGGCATCGTCAGCTTTGAGGATTACCGCATCCTGACGGAGATGCACCGGGTGTATCATGACAAGCTCGGCGGCAATGGGTATTTGGACGAAATCATGGCGAGCGTGCGAGCGCTCCCGAAGGAGGACTCATGAAGTTAAACGACAAGGTCTACGACGTGCTGAAGTGGGTCGCATTGGTGGCTCTGAACGCGGTCGGCGTGTGCTACAAAACGGTCGCCGCCGTGTGGCACCTGCCCGCAGGGGATGAGGTGTGCGCGACCTGTGCCGCCTTGGCTCTTTGCCTCGGCACACTGCTCGGCATCAGCACCGCCGAGTACTACAAGACCAAGGAGGGCAAGTGATGGCCTACCCTATCCTCTCAGACTGGGACTACGTCCGCACGAACGCCGTCCGCGTCTACGGCGACCGCGAGCGGTGGCGCTACGTGTACGGCGGCAACGGGGAGTTTCTCGCCACGCGGGGAGCCGCCGAGGCTTTCGTGCGGCGGATGTGGAACGCCTACCCCGCCCATTTTAAGGCCACCGTCACGGGCACAGGCCACACGGTCGACGAGCTCATCGACCACGTGACAGGGTGCCGCGTCGCGGACTGCTCCGGCCTCGTATGCCTGCTAACGCAGGGCATCGACCCCAACGACCCCCGCACGCCCTACGACATGGCGTCGGGATCGCTGATTAGCGTGTGCCACGACATCACCACCCCGCGCACGGGCGTGTGCGGCGGGATGCTGTGGCGGATCGGTCACGTCGGGCTCGACGTGGGCGGCGGCTACGAGGTGGAGGCGAGCAACGAGTTTGTCGACCTCCGTCTCCTCCGCATCTCCTCGACCAAATTCACCAAGAGCGGGCGCCTGCCGTGGGTAGACTACGGGCGGCTCCTCCGCGCCACTGACCGATGACGGAGAGACCGCCATCGGCGCGTGTTTCCTCCTTTTCTCGCCTCACCCCTTCGGGGGTGGGGCTCTTTTTTTTGTGCCCAAAACTTTTTTGAAAAATCTTCAAAAAGTGCTTGACATCGGTGTACACCTATGGTATCTTATAGTCACAGGGTAACACAAACCACACACCACCAAGGAGGCCACAATGAATCAGATGATCGAAAATCTCGGAAATCGCATGGTTAGAAAGATGGCAGTCGTCAACATCTACGGGATCAAGGGCAACAAGTTTGCTATCGAGCTCAAGGGCATGTGCCAAGCCCTCGATGCGCTCGGCATCGATTACGAGTTTGACTTCAACGAAGAGGTCACCCAGTACACGGCGATCACGATCGACGGCAAGCGGTTTGCCATCTGACAACCACCAATACCCCGCCACGGAGGTTACGATGGCAAGGAGGTCTTTATGACACACACCGATCTCGTTAACCACATCTTCATGCTTACCCACGGTCACGTCAACGGCGAGACGATGACCAAGCGCGAAGTCGCACAGGCGACCGCCGCGTGGCTTCGCACTCCCGGGACGTCGTACTACGCGACGCTCGCTCTTGCCGACGGCGAGTGGCTGACTCGCCTCGACAGACTCGCCGACGGCGGGTATGACTACCTCCTCCCTGATACGAGGGAGCAGGAAGGCAGACTCTGGGAGGCACTGCTCGCCCGCTCTGCCCAGTAAAACACCACACATTGGGGGAGGTAACAAGCCTCCCCCAACGAGGAGAGTTGCTAACTTTTTTTGAAAAACCTTCAAAAAGTGCTTGACATATGTGTACACCTATGCTATACTCTTTAATGTAAGGAAGATCAATAAACACCACACACCACAGGAGGCAAAGATGAAGTACACGTTAGTCGCGAAGGATTCGACCACCGAGATTTACATGACCGAGGACGGAAGATATGCAATCGGCATCTTGAAGGACAACAGCCCGAGGAAGCTCTACCGGGTGCTCAAAAGAGAAGGCGGCGACCTCAAGACGTTAGCGACGAGATGCACCTACGAAGTCGCAAAGGCAATCGCCGACACCGAGATGGTGGGGGCTTGACCCCCACCACCACAAAGAAAAGGAGGACAACATGGCTATCTATTGGAGCGCGGAATCGTGGGGGGATGCCTACCCGCCCGAGGACTGGGAAGAGATCGTCGACAAGGCGAACGAGGCCATCACGGCCTACGCCGATGCGAACCCCGCCGCCACTGACGAGGAGATCGCCGAGTATAGCACGGAGCTCTGGGAGCGGTACTGCTCCACCGGGAACATCTGAACACCAACACAACACACACAGGAGGAAACGAAAATGATTAGACTGTACGACGGACGCAAAGTGGTCGATTTAGTGATGCGCGAGGAGGGCTTCGACGGGTTCGAGGGCGTCGAGGGATTCTTCCGGGACGAGTACGACGAGGTGGAGTTTTTCGCGGACGGCGGGTGCCACATCTGCCACGACTTCATCGACAGCGATCAGGCGGTCTACGCCGTCGAAGACGTGGACTATTGCATCGACTACGCGAAGGACTGGGAGAAGTGTTGCGGCGACTTCGCCTACGACTTCGAGGAGTACCTCGGCAAGCGGAGCCTGTACGTCTACCCGATGGCGCACGTGCTCATCGTCGGCGGCGCCAATGACGGCTCCGTGGCGTTTGTGGGCACGCTCAAGGACGCCCGGGAGTACGCACGGATCGCCGAGGGCGAGCTGTCCGAGGAGGAGCTCGGCGTGGTCGGTTATGTCGTCTATGACGAGGACGGGGAGGAGGAGTGATGCCGGACGACTACAAGACCCCTCAGGAGAGATACGACGCCGCGCACACGGTACAGGTAAAGCTCAAGCTGAACACGACCACCGACGCCGACGTCCTCGCCGCCTTGGCGAGTGCCGACAGCAAACAGGGCTACATTAAGAGATTGATTCGTGAAGACCTGCGGCGGAAGATGGACACGCCGACGGACACGGCCTACGTCTAACGACGGAAACACGATATTGCTCTGGGGTTCGAGTCCCCAGTGGCTCACAATCAGGAAACCTCGGTTTTACGCGGAAAATCCGCATAGAACCGAGGTTTTTCTTTGTTCATGACCTCATTTTTCGGCGGTAAATACCCGCCTTTTTTCGCTCCGTGTCCATTTTTGACGCCGAAAGTGGACACGAAATCACCCGCCGACCATCTCATCGATACGAGCACCGACCTCCTCGGAGACCCGCCTCGTCTCATCGTCGAGCGCCTCCCGGTACACCCTCCGCATGACCTCGGCGGTGCTCCACCCTCCCCTCGCCATGATGTAGGCGTCAGGCACGCCCCACGCATGGAGCACGGACGCTCCGAAGTGCCTCAGGGAGTGGAAGTGCACGCCCTCGAGGCCGCAGGCGCGGCAGGCGCTCTTGAACCTCTGGGAGACGATGTGCGGCGGGAGGCTTACGACTCGCTCCTCCCGTCCGACGACGGGGAGCTGAGCCATCACCGACGCGGGGAGCGTGACGACCCGATGCCCTGCCGCCGTCTTGGGCGGCTTGTCATAATAGGCGCCGCCCTCTCCCTGTACGAGGTTGTGCCGGACGGTGACCGTGCCGCGCTTGTGATCTACGTCACCGCCGAGGAGTCCGCAGACCTCGCCGCGCCGCATAGGCACGAAAGCGCCCAGAAGCACGGCGGCGTAGAGCTCGGCATCTCTCCCTTTGATGTACTCGAGCAGGCGCACCACGTCCTCAGCGGCGGGCGTGTGGGCGTCTGACGGGCGGGACTGCGGGAGCCTGACGGACGGTTTGAAGTCAGGGCGGAAAGCGCCCAGTGCGGCGAGGAGGAGCCCGTAGGCGTTGCGGACGCGCTTCGGCGAGTGCTCCCGGGCGTAGTCCGAGACCCATCTTTGCACCGTTTGCGTGTCGAGATCGTCGACCCGCACGTCATCGAGGGCGGCGTAGGCCGTGCGGGCGAGGGAGCGGTAGCCGTAGAGCGTGGAAGGCGACAGGACGGGCTCGCGGTCGTCGATGTAGGACGTGACGGCCTTCTTCACCGTGCGGTTGTTCCTCTCCCGCTTGACTCCGACGACGTACTGATGCGCCAAGAATTCGGCCTGCTTCTTTGTCTCGGCGGTAAATGACCGCCGCTCGCCATTGATGGACGTGCGGACACGCCACGACCCGCTCGGGAGCTTACGCGCTCTCATGCGCCCTCCTTTCGATCGCGTCGACGTCGTCCTCGTCGAAGTCTCCGCGCCTGATATGGCTCAGGGCGTGGGCATACGCCCGCCGTGCCGCCTCATCGCTTATCGCCTCGTTGATGATGACGGTGCACGTGCCGTCCTCGTTTGGCGTCACCGCCTCGGCGACAGCTGACGGGAGCCTCATCGTTACCACAACCGCCTCGTTGGCGGCGTCATACCATACGGTCAATCGGTCTCTCCCTTCTCTCTTTTCTTGAGTGCAACCAAAATGTCATAGGTGGCTTGAAGTGTCTCCGGGGCGGCGTCTTTTGCCGCCGAGAAAAGGAGGCGCAGGTCGTGGTCGTCCTTCAGCTTCTGCGCCAATTCGGCGGTGAGCGGGTCTTCGTAGTAGACCGTCTCGCGCTCTCCCGTCGTCAGGTAGGACAGGGGGACTCCGAAGTGGTCGGCGACCGCTTGCAAGGTCTTTGTCGAGGTCGAGTGCGACCCGTTCGCGAGGTCGTACAACGTCGTCGGCGGCAATCCGATCTCTTTCGCGACCTTATAGACCGACAGGCCGCGCTCCTTCAGCAGTTGGGCAAATGGTGTCATCTCATCACCTCCGAAAAGTCGAAAGTTTTTGTTGACACATTCGAGGCGGCGTGTTATCATGCTTTTGTGCTTACGAATAATCGTAAGTCACACGGGAGGCTTTCGGCGTCTCGTTCGTGTCGGTGTGGTTATCGTCATTATAACGAAATGTCGGAATATTTACAACCGCTACATATAGAGGGAAGGAGGGAGACATGACCACAAGAGAGAAGTATCAGGCGGCAAAGGATCACTACGGCCTGACGGACTATCAGGTCGCCAAAGAGTCAGGCGTGCCCGTGAGTACGCTTTACGACTGGGTCGGGCGTATGGCTGAGACGCCCAACGCAGGCATGAGCATCGGCAACATGTCGCGGGTTGCGCAGGCGCTCGGCATCACGCTCGACGAGTTGGTCGGCGACATGAATTGACGCCAACCACAACACAACACAAGGAGGCAAACATGGTAAAGGATTTAAACGTGGCGCTTTTGCATTTAGACGCCGCAGTCGAGGCTCTGAGGGAGCTTCAGGTGGAGCTCTGCCTGTGGGCTGAGGTTGCCCACCCGGACGACGAGCGGACAATCAGCGCCGCCCAGTGCATCGCGGAGCAGGCCGAGACGGAGCTCGACGACATGCGCTCGAGCGTCGCCGATCTCGTCGGCATCATCGAAGAGTTGGAGGAGGAATGATGGAGACGGCGGTCTTTGTTCTGGGATCGCTCCTCGTCTTGGCGGTCGGTTTTATCGCCGTCTTGGTTAGCGGGTCGCTCAACTGGTACCGACAGATGGTCAAAGAACAGGAGGCGCACCTGCGGACACGGCGTCAGCTGTACGCCGCACGCGAAGAGAGCTATTGGTGGCGGGAATGCGCCACCGAGTACATGGAGGAGGTGAAAAGGCTTAATGGCAAAAGTGGACGTGAGGCGTGCTGATGCAATCTTCCGCGGGATGGTCGCCCGCCTGTGTGCGGAGTGGGACGTGACCCGCACGGTGTTCGCTGATGACTCTGGCTTCTCCGAGCCTCACCTGCGCCGCATCCTCGAAGACCCGGGAAGCGCTCGCCTCTCCGACCTGCGCGGAATGGCTGAGGCCTACGACGACCTCACCGACGAGGAGCTCGTGGCGATCGTGAGGGGGGTGCGGTGATGCGGGACATCCGACGACCCTTTTCGGAGTGGCTCTACAAGGCGGCGGAGCGCCACGGCTCCATCTCTAAAGTGGCGGACATGGTCGGCGTCAACCGCATGACGATCTACAGGTGGGAGAGTATGCCGGACACGATCCCGACGCGATTCTATCAGCGGATGCTTGCGGCGGGAGAAATGAGCACCCATGAGGTGCTAAACATCATCATCGGGGAGGAGGACAGATGAGCGGACGAACAGAAACACAGGCGGCGGCGATCCTCGCCTACCTGAAGCGGCACGGCACCATCACCGCCTCGGAGGCGCTCAGCCTCTGCGGCACGTTCAGGTTGTCGGCGCGGATTTACGACCTCAAGGAGCGCGGGTGCGACATTTGGACGGAGCGCGTGTCCGTCGAGGAGGACGGCAAAGAGGTCGGGCACTACGCCCGTTATCACTACCGGGGCGAATTAAAAGAGGGGTGATGGTCCGGAGGCAACCGCACCATCACCCAAAGGACAACAACACCACACAGGGGGATTATATCCCAAGGAGGAGCAAATGGCAAGAGAAGACAAGGGGCTGACCCTTTGGCAGATCGACACAGGCATCGAGGAGGCGCTCGAGTCGCTGTGCGATGAGGACGGAGTCGTCGACGAGGAGGTCGAGGCACGGCTCGCGGAGCTCGAGATGGAGAGGCCGAAGAAAATCGAGAATTGCGCCTTGTTCGTGAAGAACCGCCGAGCGATGGCGGCGGCGATCAGGTCGGAGGAGGTCGCACTCGCTGAGCGCAGGCACCGCTACGAGGCGGACGCCGAGCGTGTCGAGCGTATCCTCGCACGGTCGCTCAACGGTGAGCGGTTCGAGACGCCAAAGGTGAGCATCATGTGGCGGCGGTCGCAGGTCGTCGAGATAGACGAAGGCGCCGAGAACAGTTGGGATTTATACACGGCGGCGGCCTGCCTGATCTACTCGAAGAAGGTCGACAAGCAGGCCGTAAAGGAGGCGCTCAGGGCGGGCGAGGAAGTCCCGGGGGCGCGGCTCGTGGATAAGCTCAACATGCGCATTGAGGGGGTGAAGTGATGGCGACCTACGAACAGATTCAGGCGGCGAACGCCACCATCCGCACGACCGACGTGCGGGGGAAGATGTACGCCGAGGTCAATCAGAGGGTGAAGGCGTTTCGGATGCTTTACCCAGAAGGCACCATCGAGACGACCATGCTCTCGAACGATGGCGAGCCCGGGCGGCGTGTCTGTGTCTTCCGCGCCGAGGTCGGATACACGGACGAGACAGGGCACGACCGCATCCTCGCCACGGGCACGGCCTACGAGAACGAGGGAGCGAGCACCATCAACAGGACGAGCTATATCGAAAACTGCGAGACGTCAGCGGTCGGGCGTGCGCTCGGTTTTCTGGGACTCGGCATTGACGTCGCCATCGCCTCCGCCGAGGAGGTCAAGGGCGCGATCGCACAGGAGCCGACACGAGCGGCAAAGGAGCCGCCGTCGCCCAAGATTAGCGATGTTCAGGTCAAGGCGTTGACTGCGCTTCTTAATGCGAACGGGCTTCAGCTCGCCGCCCTGCTCCACCACTACAAGGTCAAGCACGAAACGGAGCTGACGGAATCTCAATATGTGGACGCCCTCGAGAGGATCAAGAAGTGGGCGTCGAGGAATGAAGGAAAAGAGGAGGAAGAGGAAGCATGAACACAGTCGTTTTAATGGGTCGGTTGACCCGTGACCCCGAAATCAGAGCGACGCAGTCCGGCGCCAAGGTCGCGAGGTACACGCTCGCCATCGACCGCCCGCACAAGGCAGACGCCGAGGCGGTGACGGACTTCATCTCATGCACCGCGTGGGAGCGTGCGGCGGACTTCGCCGAGCGCTACTTCACCAAGGGACAGCGGGTGCTCGTCTCGGGGAGGATTCAGACGGGGTCGTATACCAACCGGGAAGGCGTCAAGGTGCCGACCTTCGAGGTGGTGGTCAACTCTCAGGAATTCGCAGACAGCAAGCAGAAGACCGAGGCGGCACCGCCCTCTCCCGCTCCGTCAGCTGACGGCGGCTTCGTGGATGCGGTAGACGACGCGGGTCTGCCGTGGAGCTGATGCGGGCGTCGTTCACGATCGCGGGGCGGCTGTGCGGGTTGAATGACCTCATAGCCGCCGAGCGGTCGAACAAATACAAAGGCGCCCAGATGAAGCGGGACGCGCAGAATTGGGTCGTCCTCGAGGCGCGGCGGCAGTTGCACGGGGTGAAGTTTAACCGCCCCGTGCGGCTCTCCTACCTCTTCGTGGAGCCAAACAGGCGGCGCGACCTCGACAACGTCTCAGGCTTCGCGCACAAGGTCGTACAGGACGCGCTCGTGGCCTGCGGGGTGCTCGCGGACGACGGGTGGGACGAGGTGGTCGGATACGTCGACACGTTCGCGGTCGACCGCAAGCGGCCTCGCATCGAGGTAACCATCGAGGAGGTGGAGTGATGGCAGAGAGACGGATGTTTGCTAAAACGATTATTGACTCGGACGCTTTCCTCGACATGCCCGTCACCGCTCGCTTGCTCTACTACGATCTCTCGATGAGAGCGGACGACGACGGCTTCGTGAACAGCCCGAAGAAAATCATGCGGATTGTTGGTGCGTCAGCTGACGACCTCTCAATCCTCGCCGCCCGGAAGTTTATCATTCCGTTTGACGTTGGCGTGGTGGTGATTAAGCATTGGCGTATCCACAACTACATCCGAAAGGACATGTACCACGAGACGAAGTACAAAGAGCAAAAGCAGATGCTCGACGTCGACGAAAACGGCGCCTATCGTCTGCCCTGTGACGATTCCGTAACGGCTCCGTTACAATCTCGTAACGAAGATGTAACGAGTCCGTCGACGCAGGTTAGGTTAGGTCAGGATAGTATAGGACAGGATAAAAAGAGAGAGGGCTCGACTCCGTCTCGCATGACGCGCCCGTCAGCTGAAGACGTCGAGGCTTACTGCCGAGACAAGGGCATCACGATCGACGCTCAGGCCTTCGTCGACTACTACACCGCCAACGGATGGCGGGTCGGCAAGGCGCCGATGAAGTCGTGGCAGGCCGCTGTCCGCAACTGGGCGAGACGAGACGCCGAGCGTCAGGCGCAGGCCGTGGCGCCCAAGCGCACGACGAGCTTTCACAACTTTGAACAGAGAGACACGGCGGGCGGGTCGTGGTCGGAGCTCGACACGTTCACGCCGGACGAAGAGGAGGAGGACGACGAAGCATGGGAGGATATACTAACAGGATTCAAAACAGCGAGGAAGAAGACGGGCGGGTCGGAGCCCTGACGTATCTCTATCGTCAGGGGTGGACTATGGAGCAGATCGCACAGGAGCTCGAGACGTCGCTCGTCTGGGTGTCGCAGGTGGTCGCGCTCTTGGGACTGGGTGAGGAGCGCTACGGGACGCACTACCCGCACACAGGCTCCGCGCCCGTGAGGCAGGTCTCGGCGATCGCCGCGACCCGGGCGGGACGCTTTGGCAAGCATGGCAGATAAGGAGGGGACAACACATGAGGCTTATTGATGCTGACGGACTCAAAGCCCACTACGCATGGTGGGAAGAAGAAGGCGAAGTCGACGAGCGCAAGCGGCTCTTTGACGAGATCGTAGACCGACAGCCCACGATTGAGGTTGGTGTGCCGTTTATCCACTGCGCGGAGTGCCGCTATTTCGGCGCGAAGTATCACAGGTGCGGGCTCTTCGGGTGCGACAAAATGGGCGACGGCTTTTGCGATGAGGCCGTGCGGAGGACTGACCGATGAACCGGGAGAAGCTCATCAGGGACACGGAGGTCGCGATGATGACGGGGCGGCGGCTGTCGCCTCGTCAGATCGGAGCCTACAAGGAGGCGGTGAGGACGCACTACGACGACGGCTACATCGAGGCGATGTCTCTCTTCTACGCCGAGGCCGTCGCGGACGTCATCGGCGGCGACCGTGTCTACGAGGTCATGGAGCGGGCGCGGGAGCTTCAGCGGGTCTTTATGGACGACGGCGCCGGAGCGCTCGACGACCTCATCGCCCGCGTCTACGAGAAGACCCACGTCATGGTCTGCTTTGACGAGGAGGACGAGGCTTACGTGCGGCGCTTGCTGAAGGAGCGCGGCCTGCGGGAGGATGAGGCGGCGGGATGACGTATGAGGAGAAGAAGGCCTTCTTGCGGCAGTACCGCTCGGCGATCCACGCCGCCAAGGATGCGGCAAGGCGGCTCGACGAATATCGCGCGACATACGCGGGACTGAAGGCCGTCATCATAAGCGACATGCCAAGAGGCGGCGGCACACCTCGCGACCTGTCCGATTACGTCGCCAAGCTCGACGAGCTCGAGGGCGATCTGCTGACAGCTGTCGACACGTATCACGCCAAGGCGCACGAGGTGGAGGCGGTCATCGACCGGGTGACAGACGAGACACAGGCGCGGCTCCTCCGCCTTCGCTACATCGACGGGATGACCTTCGAGCGGATCGCCGTTGAGATGAGCTACTCGTGGCGGCAGGTGATGCGCCTACACTACCGCGCAGTGTGTGACCTCGACCTGTGAGCGTGGCATAGCATGTCATATAGACACTATGATATGTTTATCGTGCAAGTACTCCGAACAGGGCAACGAGGTGTTTGCAAACATTCTCCGCACTGCGGAGGAGGCCACCGACGAGGTGGCCTTTTGTGTTATGGCTAAAGAATTTTCGGACGCATTTTATACATCGCGAGCGTGGATAAACACGCGGAAGGCATACACGAAGAGCGTCGGGGGACTGTGTGAGCGGTGTCTCAAAAAAGGCCTGATACGGCCTGTCGGTATCGTGCACCACAAGGTGTATCTGACGCCGGAAAACATCAATGACCCTAATGTGTCGCTTAACTGGGACAACCTCGAAGCACTGTGTAGGGAGTGCCACGAAGCAGAACACAGGGGAATAGAGAAACGATACACGGTCGCGGAAGACGGGCGTGTGTCTATTCTGTGATCGAGTCGTGACGCATGGCGGGGTGAGCTCCCGCCACGACTCCATTTATGGAGGACTCGATGACAAGAGAAGAAAGCAATAAGCGCATTGCCGAAATGAGAGCGTACAAAGCCGAGGGGCACACGATGCTCGAGGTAGCGGCAAAGTACGGGATGAGCAAAAGCTACACGCATAAGATATGCGCGGGCATTGCGTCGCAGGCGTACAAGACACGATTCCAAAGCGGCACAGACACAGACGAGCGGGTAGACCGATTTCGGGAGATGCTCGCCGCAACGAATCCGCGTCTTGAATATGTCGGTGGATACAAGACGGTAGACTCATACGTGACTCTTCGGTGCTTGGATTGCGGCGGCGTGTTTGAGCGGTCGTGCGTCAGCATCAGACACGGGCGTCGCACCGTCTGCCCGTATTGTAAGCGGGCAATGGTAGACCAAAACAAGGCCGTCAAGGATGCCGAGAAGGAAGCCGCGAGAGCAAAGGCAGAGGAAGAACGCGAGCGGAGAAGCGCGGCGAGGCGCGAGGCATTAGCGAAAGAGCAACGCCTGAGGGAAGAGCGAAGAAAGCACGCTTGCCCGGTATGCGGCGAAGTCACACGCAGGCGCATATACTGCTCCGATATATGCGCACGGAAAGCGGCGAACACATCGCACGAAGCACGGAGGCGCGTAAGGATTACGGCGGCGCTTGTCGACAAAGACATCACGCTTGCGAAACTGTACGACCGAGACGGCGGTCTGTGTTGGGTGTGCGGCATGGCCTGCTCATGGGACGACGCAACGACCAAAGGCGACACGTTCATCGCGGGCGAGCTGTACCCGAGCGTGGATCACGTGGTCGCGCTTTGTGATGGCGGTGCGCATTCTTGGGACAACGTGAGATTAGCACACAGGCGGTGCAATTCGTGGCGGTATCGGGACGAACACGTCCCCCCGTTCGCGTGAAATCTCAATGACCCCCCGTAAGC